GTAACTTTTTTCAACACTTTCATAACCTTCCATCAAATAATGATTCGATTTATTTCTTTTTAGTGTGCCGTAAACAAAGATATTCATATGTATTCTCCTTTTTTTTCAAAAAATATTTGTAAAAAAAAACTCCCGTTAGAGAGTTTTTAACCTAATTTGCCCATGAACATCAACCTGAAACCATGTAGTAAAATTATAATTACAATGATATCAATCAAAACGAATCGTATTAGTAAACTCCTTAAATCCTTTTTAACCTTGTAGCCTAAGCTTTCAAAAAATATTTGGCTAAACATTATTAGCAACTCCTTCAAATTCAAATTTTTCAATAAATTCTTTTAATAAAATTTTTAATTCTTCTTTATTACAATCTCTAGCAATTTCGTTATACTCCATTATGTCTTCATATTTAACTTTTACGTTTTTTGATTTAAGTGGTGAATATCCTGTGCAAATTAATACGCCGTCAACCACGTAATAATCACATGCCCAACCATTTTGCGAAACACTGTAAGCAACTGGATCTGTGTCTTTGAGTAGCGTTTGTAAATCGCAATATCCAATCCCTAAAATATAATTAAAACTTGCTTTCATTTCTTTTTTTGTAACTTTGAATTTCATATCAACATCTCCTTTTATTTTTTGTTACTTTAAATTTCTTTTGCGGGTTTTTAGGATCCCGCTAACCTTGAAGATTAATTATAGTTTTCAATGTATTTAAGGTAATGCTCGATGTCGTCAACGAACTCGTAAAAGTCGCTGAGTTGGTAGACTTCATCCAAAAACAATTTGCCGTTTTCGTCGATGATTATGGATGCCGTTTCATCGCCATACGTTTCATGCTCAAGCATAAAATATATCTGATCTTTGTACATGAAATCGTGTATCACACTCCACTTTCCAAAAAATCCATCTACCTTGATGTTTGTACATCCAATGGTCTTGCGTGCAACCATAGCCTTGAATTCTGCTTCTAACTCTTTACCAGCGATTGTCATTATTAACATCTCCTTTTTTTATCTTATAACCTAATCATATACTTAAGTATATATAATGTCAACATATATTTATAAAATATTTAAAGTATTTTTTAAGAAAATAAAATGAAAAAAAAGACGGTCAAACGATTTTTTAAGAAAATAAAATGAAAAAAAACCATCGTGAGATGGTTTCAAGTTGTTATTGTTTCACCGAATCCATTTTCAAAACCGTTGATATCTAAACCGCGATCGAGAGCGTCAATCAATAAATCCATGTCATCAAACGTCTGAGGATAAATATATTGATCCTCTTTATTATCGGTTACTACTCTAAAACAATGTAAATCATAATCAAACGCCTCTTCAAAAACTTTGTACCCTGCTGTTGTCCATGTTTTCATATTAAATTCCCCCTATTTTTTAGTACGGTTTTTTAGGATGACCGTAAACCTTGTAGATTAGTTATTTAATCCTTGTAACCGATAATTCAAAATCATATATTCTTTGTTTTTCAAGTTTCTTAATTTCATAATTAAATACTCTATTTAAGTCCCATTTGTAAACTTTATTAAAAGTTACACCTAATCCACTTTTAAACTTTATATAAACTTCATAATTCATCATTTATCATCCTTTTTTTTGAATTTATTTTTTTAATTTTATTTGCGGTTTTGAGGTAACCGCGAACCTTTGAAAATTAATTGAAGTCCAAATCGCTTTCCAAAATCCCGAGTTGCCCTGCCTGTTCAATAATTTCTGCTTTCAACTCTTTATATCTTTCCATTTCATCGTCTGTTGTAACAATGTGTTCCGCATAAAGATCATTTCCTATCATATAATTAACCGCTGTGCCTGCTCTGTGTCTGGACTCTCCGCCTAAAAATTGAATTTTAATCATTTTCATCATTCTCCTTTTTTGTCTATCTCATATCTTTATTATATAGGTATGTATGTGTAATGTCAACATATATTTATATAATATCTAAAGTATTTTTTGATAAAATAAATTCATTTTTTTGGTGGTCGTGCGCTGCAGCGTGCAACTCTTACTTTTTTTGAAAAAATAAATTGAAATTCGTGCGACGCAGCTCTTCGTTCATATTTTTTTTGAGAAAATAAATTCATTTTTTTTAATATCTGGAGACGGTTAATCATTTTTTTAATAAAATAAATTCATTTTTTTATGATCAATATTTTTTTTGAAAAAATAAAATGAAAAAAAGATTATAGTCGAACGTTTTTTTAATAAAATAAATTGAAAAAATTATAGTCAAACGTTTTTTTGAGAAAATAAATTCATTTTTTTTTGAAGTCGTGAACATAGTCAATCTTTTTTAAGAAAATAAATTCATTTTTTTTGTGATGGATCATCTTTTTTGAGAAAATAAAATGAAAAAAAAAGACGACTTTCGTCGTCTAGTTGTAAAACTCTTTGTAGTCGTAAAAATCTAGTTGGAGCTTGTTAAACATCGACTCGACATTGTCCCGCGTTGGTGTACGCCTTGCAAAGGTGTCGAGTACCTTAAAACTCTTCGCCTTGTACATCAGTGCGTTCGTGAATTCAATCCAACGTACTGTATCGTCGATGTCAAGCGTGGACTGCATCGCTCTGAATTCTAGAGTTTTATGCCTGTTTTTAGCGTTAACATTAACATTGCGATACCTGTTAGTGCTATCAGGGCTTAACATCCATCCGATTCCGTTTAAGCGCAATCTACTCACGTAATCATCATCTTTGTGCGTATATAGCGCTTCCTCGCGTATGGATTGTTCGTATTTCAACAATACTTCTATATCTCGTGTATCGTTAAATTCACCATCTCTTCTTGTGTATGGCTTACAGTAACCGTTGTGCAAGCGCTCCTTGCCTATCAAACTCGCTATGAGATGATCTGATTGGGCATAGTAGCGATTTAGCTTGATGATACCATCTTTGTCGATATCGTTGGTCGCTATGTCGTGATGGACGTGTAGCCCGCATCTGTGATTGATAGTGACTCCTAGCTTACTCATTACTCGCTTGATTTGACGCAAATGACTCGTAAACTCGCTTAAGTTTGTATATGGTCTCGAGACCAATTCCAGTCCATGTAGATGGCATCTACAAGTGATCTCACTACAACAACGCACTGATGCATCTGTAACAAGCTTAAAGTCTGTTGTTACCGCCCCGTGGCTGTACGACTCTGATGCTACTGCTATGCCCGTTGCATCTGTTATAACTTTAGCGTATCTATAAGATGTTTGTTCCACGCTCTCATAAGTTGTTCTCATTCCGTTGTTTCTACTTTCAATCGGTTTCGCTAGGAATTCCATCTCGTAACCGAATTTAATCTGTCTCGTCATTGTTATCATTCTCCTTTTTATTGTATAGACTTTGTATAATGTTTGTGGAAGCTTGTGTTTTTTGCCACTTCCTATGTGTAAAATGTACCATATCTGATTCTGTTAATCAATAGGTAGATGATATTTATTCAAATTATTTTATGAATTATTTTAATATGCAGCGTGATTCCTAACCTATCTTTTTGATTAGGATCAATTTACCCCATTTTTTTTTAATAAAATAAAGTGAATATTTATGCAGTTTTATGCATAAAATTGTTGTTGTAAAGGGGTATGAGGGTGAAAAAGGGTAAACAGAAGTAACAAAACAGGGTACGTCACCCAATCCAGAGTTGATGTATATATATAGTACAGTGATATACAAATAGCCATTTTACCTTATATCCATTTTTTTCCATAATAAATAATCTATCAGGACGATATGATAGATAGCGCTTATGTACAATATAATTTAAAATTGGGTTTCCTCTCCCCCTGTACCCCCTCTCCTTCCCACATGTATTTTTAATCTTTTAATCTTTTAATGTTTTTATCTTTTATTACTTTAATTATTTAAATATTAAATACATTCGATACTAGATATACGATATCCTGCAATGAAATTAAATTAATTGTGACAACTTTGTGAACATTCTATAAAAGGCTATATTTTTTATTGATTGGTAAATATGATATGATGGACACATCTAAAAAATTTTTTGGAAAAAAGGAGAAACTATGGAGATAAAAATTAATCCATATCCAAGACAAGTCGAATTCTTTAAATCAAAAGCACGATACACAGCATATGGTGGTGCAAGGGGTGGAGGTAAGTCTTGGGCGGCTAGAACAAAAGCTGTTCTTTTAGCGAGTAGATACGCAGGCATACAAATACTACTCTTAAGACGTTCTTTAAAAGAATTAAGAGAAAACCACGTATTACCATTACAAAAGATGTTAAAGGGAGTAGCAACTTATTCTGAAATGAATAAAGAGTTCACCTTTCCAAACGGCGCTAGAATCGTTTTAGGGTACTGTTCAACAGATGCAGATGTACTTCAGTATCAAGGGCAAGCTTATGACGTTATATTCTTAGAAGAAGCTACACAATTCACAGAAGTACAGTTTAAAACATTTACAGAATCAAATCGTTCAAGTGGTATGATGTCAGAGAAGTTTTCACCAAGAATGTATTTTACCTGTAATCCAGGTGGTATAGGTCATAATTGGATGAAAAGGTTGTTTATAGACTGTACTTATACAGGTACAGAGAAAAAAGAGAATTATAACTTCATAAAATCAACTGTTTATGAAAATGAATACTTAATGAAGAATAATCCAGAATACGTAGAAAACCTTGAAAACTTACCTGATGCACGTAAAAAAGCTATGTTATATGGAGACTGGGATGCGTTTGAAGGACAATACTTTGAAGAATTCAACAGAGATATCCATGTCATTGAACCGTTTGATATTCCAGATCATTGGGATAAATATGTAACCATAGATTATGGACTAGATATGTTAGCGGTATATTGGATTGCTATTGATACAGAAGGATCAGCTTATATTTATAGAGAATTCTGTCAATCTAATTTAATTATATCTGATGCTGCAAAAAGAATATCTTCTTTAACTAGAGAAAAAGTAAAAATATTTTATGCACCTCCAGATTTGTGGAACAGAAGGCAAGACACAGGAAAGAGTGCGGCTGAAGTATTTAGTGAGAATGGCTTATATTTAGTTAAGTCTAACAACGATAGAGTGCAGGGGTGGTACAATATAAAAGAATGGTTACAAGTGTTTGATATTAAACATTCTCAAACTGGATTAGATGTAAAAAGTACAAGGTTGAAAATTTGGAAGAATTGTGCTATACTAATCAAAAATCTACCTT